CCTGACCGCGCTCTGGTGGTTCCAGACTCGCGTACCCGCGGACTTCTGCGGAGGCTTGTTTTTTGTAGGTTTTTATTGTCGCTTATTGATATAAAAAATCTTCCCTGTGCCGTTACTTGATACTAAAGCGGCTAGTTCTGATCCTTTAGAATAATAGGATTCACTACCTGATTTTTCATTTGGTACATTTTTCACTTTTGTGCGTATAGTAGAAATGCTCCCCAATTATGGGTTAAATAACATGGCTTTTTATGTCCGGAACGAATTCCGTACTCCGTTCACTATATACGGTAGAACCGATGTGGACCGCACTGTATCAACAGGCGAAGAAAAGGAGGATTTCGTTGTGGTGGGTGCCAACCCCCGGGCTGTTTTGCATGCGTGAAAGTGCTCTTGCTAGTGGTGTCTTCTGATAGATACCTCAGTGCCAGCGCAATTCGATTAATTTCGTGTTGTGTAATGCACCTAGATCTGGAGTCGTAACGTGTAGCTAAAACTTGGCTGTCATATCGCCATGGATTGTAACACTTCTTCTGGTTCATCTTCTCTTAACGAGAAAACTTTTTCCGTTAGCTCGTTTATTGAGCTGGTAAGGCGTCAGTCCTCGGCGTGTAGGCCCAAATTGCACGCTTTGGACATGATTCCATCCTCTCCCGCTGTGGATTTCAATACAGCAAGGAGAGTCATGGAGTGTACCCCAAGTACGCTCTTTGTAAGGACTTATGCAGAGTACTGCAAGGTTCTTGGCCATTTGACAAAACAAGAAAAGAGAGAGTTTTGTTCTCTTTTTTCAGCTGATGTGAGCTGTGATCGCATCGCTTATGATCGGATTATATCCGTTTTTCCCACAGTGAAGAACGATTTGCTTACTCGTGAGCAAATACAGTTTTTCTCTACGTGGAAGGATCGATTTGAAGACATTCCTGTTTCCAAGTTGATCAGGGGCTTGTATGTACTCTTCACGATGAATATGACGCTTGAACACCTTGTTAGGTGTTTGGCATTTATTGACATTGAGAAAGAGCAGTTCATTGCCCTAGATTATTTAGCTGGTTTGAGAAAGTTCGAAACCCTTACGGACAATTCACTGAGTGCTGCCGTTTGTGATAGTAGATTATTCTCAACCTATTTCGTGTTAGGTTCCCGCCAGAGAGAACTCCTTAGGGAGATTCTTGATATTTTGGCCGGTACGGGCATTTATTCACATGTCAAGGAGTGTGTGGTACGATTTTCTGAATACGTATCCCAACACTTTATTGATGTTAAGCCCAACATGAAATCTTCACGTGTTCATTTTGAGCCCACTCTCCAGTCTGGTCGTATTAGGATTGGAATGCGTGACGATGAGTTGGTAGAAGCTTTTGCCGAGTCATTGTCAGGCGCGAGTGAGGCTCCCGGTGCTTTTGTTGATGCACTGGATGAGCCCTTGTCTGGAGATCCTGCCGGAGTCAGCCGAAACTGGCTAGACAGGATGTTTGGATTTATGCACAACGTCGAGGACGGTGCACAGGGGTTCAATGAGCTCATGAAAGTGCTCTGCAATGTTTCCAAGGATCAATTGAAACCATTGTTGGAGACAACTACAGACACTTTTCAATCTACTGGCAATATAGCCAGATCAGTTGAAAGTGTTGCCGGTTATCTGTCCGGCATTTTGAGCAAGGACAACGCACATTCGACCGTTAGTATGTTCGGTCGTTACGTTGCTCCTTTAGTTTGTATTGCCACTTTTAGATCAGTCCATAAAAGCGCTTTTATTAAGGCTATTTTTGGAATATCCATGGTGGCATTTATCTGGTCATGGCGCGAGATTGCCTTTAAGATGTTAAAATCTTTGTGGGCTTTTGTTGTGCCAGGGAGTCAACCTCAGGAGTCTGGGACACCATTGTTCCAGTCAGAGGAGGCTGAGTTACCCGTTTTCCAGAGTTTTGAGGCTGCACCTGTTGTGCTCAAAGAGGTGCTGACCTTTATTAAGATCATTTTTAATTTTAGAGACCTGAATGCTAGGGAAGAGATGAGCTCTGTTCAAGCGCTTGCTACTGCCCTACAACCAAATTACGTCACACAGCAGACAGTCGCCACTTTAGGTGATTTTGCTTATTTGGACGTATTGGTTGATCGTTTGATGGTTCTCTATAATCGGATCAGAGGTCTTATTGGCAGTTTCAATCCTGGTACCATAACAGGATTTAAGGATGTCGACGATGTTGTTACCCGTGTTCGTTCTTTCACGGGTCAGATAAATGTGATGCCCACTTCGGGTAACCACGCTACTGTCACGTCGTTATGTGACTCCATGCTGCGTTTGCAGATGAAGTACAAAGACAATCCTGCTGCTTCTCGCATTATTGGCAGTTTTCTGCCTAAAATCGAGAAAATCCGGGATGAGTTAACCAAACTGGGTGCTATGCGCAACCAGTTTCGTGTCGATCCAACCTGGATAAATCTCTGGGGAAAGCCTGGACAAGGAAAGTCCAAGGCTTGTGAAGTGTTAAATGACTGGCTTTGTCAATACACTTTGCGCGATCACCCAGAGAAATTGGCGGCCTACAAGTCCAATCCGTTTCCTTTTCGTTATCGGCGTATAGCGTCCGAGTATTGGGAAGGTGTCACGGAGGATTGTATTTTAGTTACCTACCCAGATAGGGAGGCAGCTGAAGAGGGCCCCAATGCCAAGATCAATACTAGTCGAGAGCTTATCGACTTAGTATCCAACGAGCCTATGCCTGTAAATATGGCATTTGAGCTTAAGGGGAAAATGGTGATTGCACCTGAGTGGATCACCAGCACGACCAATTTGTCGCGCATTTCCCAGGCCACCGTGGATCAAGGCGCGGTGGCGCGTCGTATGGTTGCTTTTGAAGTTGAGTTAGCGGATACTAGTGCTGACAACAATTTCAGGGCCGCGCCTGGTGACCCAATTCGCTTTGATAGGTGGAAATTCCACTTGAGCGATGTTACGTGGGCGCAGGATGGTAGAGTTGCCGATCCGGCACTCAAGAGGTTGAACAAACCTCCCATGACCATTTATGAAGTTTTCAACTATGTTTGCCTAAAGAAGGCTGCAGAGTATGAAAAGTTCATGTCCATGAAGGATAGGATGAATCTTGAGCCCGATTTTGATCGTCTTGACGCTTTGTTGAGCGAGGATTTTTCATTGGGCTGTGATTACTTCCAGCTCGCTAGGAAGGCACCAATCCCTGTTTTACAGACTGGTGTTTTCCCAAGCGATCCTACAGTCACTCTCACAACCCCGCGGCTTTCCAAGAATCCCATATGGAAGAGTCACGAGCACCTCGATTTTACTATGAGGAGGCCCATTGTGGTTCGCCAGTTTAGGGAGATGGATGGTACGGCCGTTTTACGGTTTAGAGAGTGGTTATTTGAAACGAAGAAGGATTTCGATTGGTCATCTGTTTCGAATTCCGACCGAGTTTACCTTGTTTTGAAGTCTATAAAAGAGTGGAAGGAAGCTGTTGCTCCTGTCAACACTCTTACTAACACAGAGGTTACTTCCATTTACGCTTTAATTCAATCGTCAGTTAGTCCTATAGTGGGCTACTGGAAGGAGATTTTGGGCGTTCTAAGCGGTGTTGCTGCCGCAATAGGAATGTACAAAGTGTTTGTTGGACTAAAAGACAGACCAGAGGCTGAACCTGGCGTTTATGCTTTGCCAGATGAGGGTGTCGTGGTGAACGAGTCCCTATCGCCTCAAAGTAGCGCTTATACCGAGTTAACTGCGAAAAAGAAGGCAGCAGCTAGGAGGCGCAATTTTGGAAGGCTCAAGAGAGTGGGTGAAGAACCCACTGAGCCTGTTGTTAAGTTACAGAGTGCTCAGATTGATACAATTGAGTCACTCATGAAACGTTACAATTACAGTATTATCAATGAATTAGATGGTACTGTGATCCAGCGAGCCGTATGCCTGGGTGAGAGAGTGTTTTTAGTTAATAACCACTTTATTCACGCCCTCAAGGCTAATCTGGCGGAATCCCCGGGCTATGAATTGCCCATGAGGATGTTCAATGGTGCTGGGGTTACGTTCAATGTGACTTCAACCCAGATTTTGGGTGGTGTGGAGAACGAGGACTATGATTTGTATGTCTTCCGTCTTCCTGACACATACCCTAGTGGGAAGGATATTCTCCCACACTGGGCCAGTGAGAACGCTATTGAGGAATCGATTTCGAACCACAAGGTTATTACCGCTGGTACCTGGAACACACGGATCGGGAGAAGCACTTCCCATGCTAAGTTTATGGCTGGGCAATCTGTGCGGACTCCTGATGGTGAACAGATGTTTTTGAAGAATACCATTAAATATATGTCCGACTCCGAACATGGAGATTGTGGACAGTTGATTTATGGTGCGCATGGTGACCGTAGACTTGTTGGAAAGTTTATGGGCATCCACGCTGCTGGGGGTCAAGGGTTCAGTGAATCGCATGGTGCGATCATTACTCCTACAACCCTCAAGATCATGATTGCTAAGATTAAGGGTGAGGAACCTCCCAAGCTGGTCGATGATGACATTAAGGAACAGATATTTGGTGTCCTTGAAAAAGGTCACCATTTCTATACCCAGCAAAAGGATGTGTTAGTCCCTACCCAGTATCAGGCAGTTGTGCAGTCCAAGGCACCCTGTGCTGTTAACAAACCGGAGGTTTACCGGAATGCACGGCGCGGGTACAATAACAAGTTTAAAGTTGAGCCAGAACATCAGGCTCTACTGGAACTTGCTTTAGACCGAGTGTTAGAAGATTTTGTCGTGAGGGCAGAATGTGCCCCAGACAAAGGCACATATGATCTTAAATGTGCCATTTTCGGGATGGATGGTACCAATTTTAAAGGTATTAATCTGTCAACCTCGGCAGGTGCTCCTTTCAATATCCATGGCACGACCAAGGCCATGCTTATTGGAAAGTACGAGGATAATCTCTTCGTACCAGGTTCACAAACTCAAGAGCTGATTGCAGAATATGAATCAGCTTTATTAGAGTTATACCAGGGTTCTATCCCTTTTTGGTTCAATACTTACACTGATATAGTGAAGGATGAACTGCTCAAGATCGCTAAAGTCCAAGAGGACAAAGGGCGATTAGTGAGCGCGGCCAACGTTATTAACGTGCTTGTTCATCGCACGTTATATGGTCCATTTATTAAGTGGATCATTGACAATCACCTTACCAATGGGATCGCTTTAGGCGACAACTGGGAGGGGGACGATGCTAATCTCATCACGCGTACGTGTTTATCACTAACGCATGGAGAGGAAGCTGCCTCTGATGGTGATTATCAAGCATTCGACACTAGACATGCAGAGACTAGCTTGAGAGCTGGCATGCGTGCTATTAATAAGTTTTTGGCGAAACACAGTCTTACGGGCAAGGCCTTTAAGGACAAGATCGCCATGGACCAGAGGAAGACATTAGAGAATCAGTTCTCGTGTCAGGTGCATTTACGTGGTACCATTATGGACACGTGGAGAACCTCTTTACCCTCTGGCCATCCTTTAACCAGTATCTTGAATTCTCTATTGAATAAAGCATACATTTTGTGTGCTTTAGTTTTGGAGAATGGGAATGACAGGGATCTCCTGTACACTTTCCCAGATTTTATGATCACCCGTGTTTTGGGTGACGACAATGAGATCGTTTTGCGTTCAGACTGTAAACATTATTTAAACCCAGGCAAAGTTGCTAGGGCTGTGGCCTTGTATGGCCATGTTTATACTGATGCAGAGAAAACTGGTAATCTGACTGCCCTCAAGAAATATGAGGACTGTCAGTTTTTGAAACGCACTAAGCGTTTCGAACCTCTACTTGGTAAATATGTGGCTCCATTGGACTTAAAGTCCTTGTTGGAGATACCACTATGGACCAAAGCTGAGGGATCTGATAGGGTGCCTTCCATACCCCAGGCTATCGAGAATTTAGAATCGATGCTCCGGGGTTTATGCCTACATTCCCAGGAAATTTGGGATGAGTATTTTCCTAAGTACGTTAAGATGTACGAGGAACATGATTGGACACCCAAATCTGATGACCGGAAGTTCTATTTACAACAGATCTTTCCTGGTCAACTGATTTACGTGTAAGGTTCATTGCACGTGACGACTTTCCGGGTGGTCGTTAAACTCCGGCGCGTCCATGCGAGAGTTGGTGAAGTTCCCCAATAAGGGGGGGAGAGGAATGCAACTTGGAGTGCTTAATGAACTTTGCGGGTCAAAGTAGCACAAACAATGGCGCCTCTGGCATCCGTGCCTATTTAGGCTTACGGTCCAGGATCGGATGGTGGCAATCCCACCGATATCCAGGGCACCCCGCTGCTCCCGGTGTAATGAGTGTTAACCGGGCTAAGAATTTCACTCGCCGCACAAACAACCATAACACAGAACCGCTCAGGCGGTGAGGCACCTGAAGTGCCTATGGGAGAGGAGGTCATGCAGACGACCACTTTCCATGATGAGACCATTCAGGAGACGTTTGATTATTTGGCGAAGACCGACGTGGACACAGATTTGTGGAAGTCGGCCACGACACCAGGCATGGAGACAGTTGTTAATCTTCTAGAAAAACCGTCCCTTATTGCCACCACGCAGTTTGCAACGACTGACACAACTTATATTGCGGATTATTCTTTTCCGAATGTATTATTGTCAAAGTTGAAGAATTCTGCGAGGTTGAATGGTGTTACGTTTATGAGAGCAGATGTGGAGGTCGAGATCAAGGTTAACGCCACTAAGTTTCAGGCAGGCCGGTATATTTTGGCCTTTGTCCCACTCGGTGGTGTTGGGTCGATTACTGACCCAGGTTCAACTCCAACTAATTTGTGGTGGAAGGCGCATTTGGCCAATTTGCAGGCCGTCACGTCTTTACCCCACGTGGAGATAGATCTTTCCACACAAACCTCAGCTAAACTTGACATTCCGTTTACTGCGTTTCAGAATTTTTTCACGACGCAGGCGACCACGAATAGAACGTTCGCGAGGTTAGTTTTATACTGCTATAGTCCACTATTGGCAGGCTCAGGTTCAACCATAGCCCAAGTAGCCATATGGGCTAGATTCAAAAACATCCACTTATCTGGTAATGCAGTTTTGCAATCTGCCATCTCTAAGAAAGAGTTAAAGCAGAAGGACGGTCCAATTAGTTCCGTTACGACTAAAGTCGAAAAGACTGCAAATGCTTTAGGAGTTGTTCCATTGCTGGCTCCTGCAGCTAGAATAGTTGGATGGGCTGCCGCTTTGGCGGGCGATGTGGCACGGATTTGGGGGTATTCAAAACCCACCGATAATTCGGTGCCCACCCGCATGTTTAGGCAAGCCATTTCTTACATGCCCCAAGCTGATGGGGTGTTCACTGGTAAGAAATTATCTTTATTTTCTGACCAAGCGGTCACGATTAATAGTGACCGTGCTAGGACCAAGGTGGATGAGATGAGTTTTGATTTTCTCAAATCAATACCAGTTTGGTTCAGGACCATTGCATGGCCGAATACGGCCACGGCTGGTACCGTGTTGACTTACATAGACATGGTTCCTAACGGTTTTTCTGTGAACATTGGGAAGGGTTTTACTGAACCCCCTTTTGCTACGTTGCTACGCTCGTTTTTGTACTGGCGAGGCAGCTTGGTGATTAAAATAAAGCTGGTGAAGACAGAGTTTCACTCTGGGAGGTTACAGTTTAGTTTCCAACCATGGAGTTTTACTCTGCCAAATCAGCCGACCACGCTCACCTTGGAACAAACAGATAACCTCTATCGTCATATCGTTGATATACGAGAGACGAATGAGGTGGAGTTTTGTGTTCCATTTATTTCTGAATACAATTATCTTTCACGCGGTGTCACTATGGGCCGCGTTTGGGTCCATGTGGTTAACGAGCTTATAGCTCCGTCCACCGTGCCTAGTAGTGTGCCTCTATTGTTTGAGGTATCTGCGGGAGAAGATTTTGAGTTCGTAGCTCCTGTGCAAGACACCGACATAGAATCAGCCCAGTATCAGCCATATGTTCCGGCTGTCACTCAAAGCAATGTGATGAAAATCTCGTGCAAAGAGTTGGGGGTTGGTAATATGACACCTGGTGTAGCATTAGAGAGCGTTGGTGAGAAGGTGGTTTCTTTAAGGACCTTATTGAAGAGGGCACACCAGATGGCAACAGTTGCCAATGGTGGTGTCCGTATGATTTTGGCCCCTTTTAATGTGGCTGTAGTTACACAGAACACAGACAACACCACTGCACTGCTTAGGGCAGGCACTGGTGCTGTAAGTTATTCTGGCGACATATTCGATTATTGGAATATGTGCTATTTATTTTCCAGTGGGAACATGCGCGTTTATTTTGCGAATGATGACCCCACCAAATTGACTGGAAACGCGACCATGATTTTAGCCAAATCAGTGCTAGATCGGTGTCCAGTCACGGTTGATTCGTTACCATTTGATGGAACAATGAAACCGGTAGATTTCGCGACCCAGAACATCGACGGTATGTATAACGTCGAAGTTCCTTCGTACATCACAGGTGGTGTACGGAACAACATTGCTCAAATGGTTGGCTCAACGGCCGGCATTAGTGCCGGGCAACATTTCCCTTTAAGTGGGATGAGTCCAACTGCAGTTGTTTTAAAGCTGCCAGCGTTGGCCGATAATACTTTATCCGGTCCTGTTTATCGCTCGGCGGCTGATGATTACAATATGAGTAGATTTTGCGGTATCGTGCCTATTGTATTGAGCACTACCGCTTAGATTTTCTTGTTGTTTGGTATTGGGGCTATCACCACTTTAGCGGCGGTGTTTGTGTTTGCCCTCATTTTTGAGCCGCTTTTAATTTATTTGTATTACTAATTATTTAATTTTGATTACGTACGTACTAAGAGTGTTGAGACACTATAAACGCACGGGCCACCGGTCCCGTTATAGACCGGCACGACTTCGCGTTTTATACGCGCATGACACGAATCTCCACTGAAAGGTAGGTGGGGACCGTATGGAGTGAACCTCCTTCTTGCGCGTTCGCGCGCATGTTGGGTTTTCTTTGATTGTCGTGGTACCTTAACCCTGAACTATAGCTCTTTGTGGGGCGGCTGTAAAGCAGTCGCACGCTTTGAGCGTTTTGTTGGTTTTGGGGGTACAAGCAGGAAG